TGAGCGCGGAGCGTGTCAACGTGGATGCCATTGCGTACCAAGACTGCAATCTGCTCGATTGGCAGGCCGTAACCTGACAGCGCTTCAACCTGTTTGCGCTCGGAATCGGTGGGTTCAAAGGCTGGTCTTCCAGCGCCTGGTCGAGCACCACCATTAGGGCCACGCTTTTTTAGTAGGGGTTTTTCAGTTTTAGCCATTATTTATCCTTTGGCAAAAGCCATTGGTCAATCACTGCACGAGCAACTTGTTCTGTCATTTTTGGAGGCACGCTCATGCCAATCATGTACTTACCAATTTTCTCTGACTTAGCTTGATAGTCATCTGGATAACTGCCAAGACGCTTCCACTCTCGATAAGTTAACTTTCTGCATTCGCCCCAATGTGTAAAGTTATCAAATGTTGCAGTTAGAGTGCAGCTAGGTTTTTTACTGCTAATTTTTTGATGAGAAAACGCATTGTTCCTGCCTTCGTATTTTTTAAAATAATCAGCATAACAGCCACCTTCCTCTGTATGACTCCAAGCCTTAGCATCAATTCCTGTTGATTTTGTGTCTATTACTTCTTCATTAGTAAGTGTCTGCAAATCTTGGCAAGCCTCACCTGCGCTAATCCACCGGTGCTTAGGAGCCAGCTTTAAAGGTGGCACATCAATTTCATTGCGAATGGCAACAAAGAAAACTCGTTCACGCCTTTGTGGAACACCGCAATCAGCTCCATTCAGCAAGAAAAGTTGCGGCCTATAGCCTAGCTCTTTGAATCGAGCCATGACCATCTTTGTATAGCCCTTGGCATTGCCAATCAACATCCCTTTGACGTTTTCGGCAATGGCTACTTTGGGCTTGAGCTTTCCCACCAGGTCAAGGTAATCAAAAAATAAGTCAGACAGCACTTGCTTGGCTTGTCCTTCCCTAAAATGCTTTTCCTTGCCCCAGGCTTTTTCCCTGCTTCCGGCCATGCTAAAAGTAGAGCAAGGTGGTGAACCGTCAAGAATGTCCAGGTTATAAAGTTCCTCGGGCAATTCCTTTTCCAGCAATTCACCAATGGGACAAAGGAAATAATGTTTCGGATTGATGTTCAACTTGTAGTGCCAAGCCATCTCTGGGTCAATGTCATTGGCTGCAATTACCTCGCATCCAGCACGTTTGTAGCCCATGCTAGAACCACCACCACAAGCAAAAGTGCTCATGACTTTAATGCCGTTTTTTGGAACAGCTTCAAGGTCTTTCAAATTCCAAGCGCAATCTGGTTTATTTATCATCATCAAACTCGAATCCACATTTTGGGCATTGATGTCCCATGTTGTAATCATCTGGATCAATTTCTTGCGTGCTGGAATCAGGATATAAATCTTTTTCTTCAAAAGTTAATCCGGCAATTTCTCCAGCACTGAAACCAATCAGATCAAGATCAAAGCCAAGATCACCGATCTCGCCAAGTTCAAGCGCCAGCATTTCATTGTCCCAGCCTGCATTCATGGCCAGTTTATTGTCGGCCAGCACATAGGCACGCTTTTTGGCATCTGACCAGCCTTTGGCCACCATGACAGGAACCTCAGTCATTTGCAGGCGCTGTGCGGCCAGTGTTCGGCCATGACCGGCAATGATGCTGCCTTGCTCATCCACCAGAACTGGCGTTGTCCAACCCCACTCTTTGATGCTGGCAGCGATCTGGCCGATCTGCTCGTCTGAGTGCGTTCTGGCGTTGCGTGCATAAGGCACCAGCTTCTCAATTTTCCATCGCTCGACTTTGTCTGCGGGATTGTGTGTTTTCGTGGTCATGCTGCATTGTCCTTCATGTTTTCAATTCGCGCCAGTTTCATGGCATCTTTTAAATCAAGCCTGAGCTGCTCGTTTGCGGCCTGCTCATCTTGCAGCCTGGTGTAGCAATCTCTGGCGAACTTGGCCAGTGTGTCATGTTCCCAGCCTGCGAATTCTGGGGTTTCTCGTTGGTTGGTCATTTTCTTGATCTGCCTGTGGATAACTTTTCAGATGGTCTGAGTTGGTTTTGGTATCAAATTTGGCTGCATGGGTCGGTAACAGGTAACCCCATCTAAAGATGGGGGTTACCGAAAGTTACCGAAAACCCCTGTTTTGCCCCTGGTAACAATTACGTTTTTTTACGGTACAGTTACCAGTTACCGGAATTCTGATTGTGGATAAGTTGTGGATAACTTTGGTCATGTTGATGATTTCCGGATGAGCATTGAGCTGGATTGAACCTCGTCGATCACTGCCCAGCCATGCTCAAAAGCCTCGATTATTTGGGCTGTCAAGAGGTCTGCAATGGGCTTTCCTGGCACGCTGGCCTTGATGTATTGCTTGGCTGAGGTCTCGGTGATGGCCAATTTTTGAACCAGATAGTCCATCATGGCCGACCTGCTGAGATAGGGTAAACCATTACGTTCTTCAGCTCCTGATGACCACCAAGCGTTCTCGAAGGTCTTGCGATGGCTGTCGATCTTGCTGTCTTTCTTGGTCACTGTTGGGGCTTGGGCTTGGATGATCACAGCACTTGTGACCTGCTGGTCGTCTTCATCGCGCCAGCCAGGGATGGCCACTTGTTGCAGCTCCACGTGGATGGTCTGGGCCAGTTCTGCGTCTTTGGATTTGCGCTGCACGATCTGCATGGGCGCGCCTTCTTTGCCTGGCACGATGCTGATCTCGATGTCCAGAGCACCTCGCCATGCGCTTGAGCCTCGTGCCCTGTGCTGGGCTTCCTCGGCCACGCCTGTGTGGTGCACCAAGATCACCGAGCAGTTGAATTCCATCATGAGTGCGTTGCATGCGTCCAGCATTGTTTTAGCATCTTGTGCGCTGTTTTCGTCTCCGGCCAAGAATCTGTGCAGGGTGTCGACAACGATCACGCTTGGTCTGTCTTTCAGCATCCTGACTTGCTCGACCACTTTGAGGTAGCCGGTCGGGGTGTTGAGGTCGCAGCCATCTTTGGACAGCCACATGGCCAGCTTGCCTGCTTTGTGGTGGTGCTTCCATGCAGCCACCCTACCGCGCAGACCGTGGTGACCTTCGCCTGCCAGATAAACCACATTGCCTTGGCGCACTTTGTGGCCTGCCCAGTCCTCGATGCCGCTGGCCATGCGCAGGCACCAGTCGAGCACCACGAATGTCTTGCCGCCACCGCTTGGGCCATGCACCATCACCAAGGCTTGGGATTGAATCCAGCGCTTGACAAGCCAGCTGATGGGGCTGGGCTGGGCACAGAAGTCGTCGGCTGGAATCAGCCAGTCGTCTGCCGGTGGCATGAGCAAGCCTGCCAAGTCGTGGCCAGCCTGTGCATAATCGTTGGCATCACCGAGTATCGGAGGCATAACCATGCGTGCACCATATTTGGCACTGGCCTGCTCTGCGTAGCGTTGGCCGACACCGCTTTGGTCGTGGTCTGCGACGATCACGATGTCTTGAGTTGCTCCATACATTTGCCTGAGTGTGCCAGTGACCGGCACCAGATTGCTGGCGCTGTAGGCCACCACGACTGGCCTGTCGGTGGTTTCATGGATGGTGGCTGCCGTTGCGAATCCCTCGGCCACGAACAGGGTGCCAGGCTCATCCAGTGAGCCTACCATCCAGAACTTGCCACCTGTCTGACCGCCTGGGTGGTAGAGCTTGCCGCCTTCGTGGTCAATATATTGCAGGGTGCTGAGTGTTCCGTCTGCATCGTAGAGTGGCAGCACCAGCCGACCATCTCCTGTGATTCGCGCTCCATGCACATCGATTCCCTTCTTGGCCAAGTAGGGATGCTCGGCATTTGCTGGGTTGGCCGTTGTCCAGATTTTTTCAACTGTGTCGCTGGCCACTTGGTGCTGGCGCTCGATTGCTGCGTCTCGCAGGGCTTTGGCCTCGGCCAGTCGCTTGGCGTTGGACATTTCCTCGGTCTGAGTGAGTTTGCGTCCTACATCTGCACGCCATGTGACTTCCATGCCTGCTCGCCAGCAACCGAACCGACCGGCTGGGATACCGTCCCCGAACACCAGATACCAGCCTGGCTTGTCACCGTGGCCAGGTGCGCCTTTGGTGCCTGACCGGAACCTGTGAATCTTGCCATCCATCAGGATTTCTTCTGGTGGCTCAAGCCCTGCTGCACGCATTGCGTCAATGAGTTGAGCCTCTGGCGGTGCAACCCGCTTTTCTGGTGGCGGTGCCCAAGGCCCACCGAGCACTTTGGAGAGGTCAGCCATTAATTGTGGCCTCCTGCCTGGTGAGATAGTCGCTCAGGGCTTTGACCGTGTCATACAAGGGCTTGGATTCTTCCTGCATAAACCTGTAAACCGTGGCTGGATGCACACCGGCATTCTCTGCAACCCTTTTGAGATTGGCATCTTCCAGCCGTTTTTTGATTTGCTCAACAGTCATCATAATTTGCACCTTAAAAAAAATATTTGCGGAAGTGCTTGCACTATATCCTATTTCTGGTTTATGATGCAAGCACGCCTCGAACTGATCCCCAGACGGAGGTGCAAAAAAAGGAGAGCCAAATGGCTATCAATTTGAAGTCGACCGGAGGCCTGACCGCCAATGGAGTGAAGTTGCTGGTGTACGGCCAAGCCGGTGCAGGTAAGACCACTTTGGTTAAGACCTTGCCGAATGTAATCGTGCTATCAGCCGAGGGTGGTTTGCTGTCCATTCAGGACGCTGATCTGCCCTATATCGAGATCGCCAGCATGGACGACTTGCGCGAGGCATTTAGCTGGTGCCGCGACAGCAAGGAGGCTGCTGGATTTGAATCGGTTGCGCTGGACTCGATCAGCGAGGTAGCCGAGGTGGTCTTGCATCATGAGATGAAGAAGTCCAAGGATGGCCGCGCTGCTTATGGCGAGATGAACAGCACCATGCAGGAGCTGATTCGCGCCTTCCGCGATCTGCCAGGCAAGCATGTCTTCATGTCGGCCAAGCTGGAAAAGTCCACAGATGAGATGGGCAAGATGCTCTACAACCCAGGCATGCCAGGCAAGAGTCTGACACAAGGGCTGCCTTACTTCTTTGATGAAGTGCTGGCGCTGCGTGTCGAGCGTGATGCCGAGGGTGTGACCCAGCGTGCTTTGATGTGCGACTCGGACGGTCTGTGGCTGGCCAAGGATCGCTCGGGCAAGTTGGAGGCTTGGGAAGCGCCTGATCTGGGTGCAATCATTACCAAGATCGGGGGCATGGCATGACCAAGATGCAAACCCTGAGCGCAGAGTGGCTGCGCCATAAGACCGACGAAGGAAAGGCCACCACTGAGCGCCGTAAGGTTGAGGACCAGATGGTCAAGCTGCTGGCCATTGCAGACAACTTCGAGGGCACTGAGACTGCCGAGCCAGATGGCTTTGTGGTCAAAATCTCTGGCCGCATCGACCGCAAAGTTGATGGTGACAAACTGCAGGCACTGGCTGCTGAGGCTGGCCTGTCAGATCACCTGGCCACCCTGTTCCGCTGGAAACCTGAGATCAACATGGATGTGTGGCGATCCACAGACGAATCCATCACTAAACCGCTTGCGGACGCAATCACGGCCAAGCCTGGCCGCGCATCTTTCAAAATCATCATTAAGGAGTAATCATCATGGCTTTTTTAACCGAAGAAATCAACGTCAACGAACTGCCACAGGGCAATGGCAACTTTGAGCCGCTGCCGGCCGGCTGGTACACCGCGACTATTACCAAGGCAGAGCTCAAGACCACGGGCGCAGGCAATGGACAGTACATCAAGTGCCGGTATGACATTACCGGACCGAGCCACCAAGGGCGGGTCGTGTTTGGGAACCTCAACATCAAAAACCCGAATGTCAAAGCTGAGGAGATCGGTCGCCAGCAGCTGGGGGACATCATGCGAGCCATTGGCCTGGCCAAGGTGGTTGACACCGACAACTTAATTGGCGGTCAAATCAGCATCAAATTGACAATCAAGCAGGACCCCAAGTACGGCGCCAGCAATGAGGTCAAGGGCTTTAGATCGGTCTCCGGCAGCGCAGCGCCTGCTGCCTCAGCCATTCCTTCCACCCCAGCTCCAGCCAAGACACCCTTTGGTGCGCCTTGGAAAAAGAAGTAGGCAAGAAAGAAAGCCCCAACCCGTTGAAAGGTTGGGGCATAAAAATGGCACTGCAAAATGGAGAACCCATGAAGATTCCCGAACCAGATATTACCATCCAGTCGCTGATTGACAAGCACCACGAAGAGAAGTCCGAGGTGCCACGTTCACATTTGGGGGCCAGCACGCTGGGCCATGTGTGCGACAGGTGGCTGTGGCTTAACTTCCGCTGGGCTGTGCAGCAGACCTTCCCAGGGCGCATCCTGCGGCTCTTTAGGCGTGGCCATGAGGAAGAAACCAACATCATCAGCGACCTGCGTGCCATCGGCCTCGATGTCCGCAAAGTGTCTGCCCAGTTCAAGGTGGACTTTGGCAGCCATGTGTCGGGCAGCCTAGATGCCATCATTGATTCTGGCGTGCCAGGGGCACCCAAGGCCAAGCACATTGCTGAGTTTAAAACTGCATCCAAAAAGGCATTTGACGATTTGGAAAAGAATGGCGTCGAGAAGTCCAAGCCTGAGCACTTTGTCCAGATGCAGGTCTACATGGCCGGCACCCAGATCGACCGCGCCTTGTACTTGACCGTCTGCAAAGATGATGACCGTATATACACCGAGCGCATCAAGTACGACAAGGAAGTGGCAACCAAAGCCATCGAGCGTGGCCAGCGCATTGCCCTGACCGACCGGATGCCCGAGCCGATCAGCGCGGACCCGAGCTGGTATCAGTGCAAGTTCTGCCCAGCTCACGACTTTTGCCACGGCAGCAAGACGACAAAGCATGTCAACTGCCGCACCTGCGCCCATGTGACGCCGCTGTCGGACAGCACCTGGCACTGCGCCAAGTGGGACGATGTGATTCCGTTGGAGTCGCAGCGCACCGGCTGCGAGTCTCATGTCCTGCACCCTGACCTTGTGCCCTGGAAGCGGCTTGAGGGGCCATCCGACTGGGTGGCAGTCTATGAGATTGACGGGCTGGGAATTGGCAATGGTGAGCCAGGGGAAGGGGTCTATGGGTCAAAGGAACTGCTGGCCAACGCTGCAGCTTGTGCCAGTGGCGATCCGTTGATTGCCGAGGTAAGGGCTAAGTGGGATGGGCGCATATGTTAAGAGACTACCAACAACGCACCATCGACCAGCTCTACGCCTGGTTCGAAGCAGGCAACCAGGGCAACCCCTGCCTGGTCCTGCCCACTGGGTCAGGCAAGTCTCACATCGTGGCCGCATTGTGCAAAGATGCCATTCAGAACTGGCCAGAGACTCGGGTGCTGATGCTCACCCATGTCAAGGAGCTGATTGAGCAGAATGCCGAGAAGATGCGCCAGCATTGGCCAGGGGCACCGATGGGCATCTACAGTGCTGGCATTGGCAGGCGTGATCTGGGCGAGCCGATTACGTTTGCTGGCATCCAGTCGGTGCGGGACAAGGCCCAAGCAATAGGCTACGTTGATTTGGTCATCATTGACGAGTGCCACCTGGTCAACCACAAGGACGAAGGTGGCTATCGGACACTGCTATCGGACATCTATCGTACAAACCCAAGTGTCCGAGTGATAGGCTTAACGGCCACGCCTTACCGCCTGGGGCACGGTCTTATCACCGACAAGCCTGCGCTGTTCGATGCCTTGATTGAGCCGGTCAGCATCGAGGAGCTGATCTTCAAGGGCTACCTGGCAACGCTGAAATCAAAAGTGACCAAGGCCAAGCTGGATGTGACTGGCGTCCACAAGCGTGGTGGCGAGTACATTGAGTCCGAGCTGCAGGCTGCAGTGGACACCGACGACCAAAATCAGAAGGTGGTCCAAGAGATTATTGGCCTGGCCAGTTTTCGCAAAGCCTGGCTGTTGTTTTGCACAGGCGTTAAGCACGCCCAGCACATTGCCGAAGTCCTGCGCCAGCACGGGGTGGCTGCCGAGTGCGTGACAGGCGAGACGCCAAAGAAGGAGCGCGAGCGAATGCTGGCCGACTTCAAGGCTGGCCGCCTGCGTGCGCTGACCAATGCCAACGTGCTGACCACTGGCTTTGACTACCCGGACATCGATCTGATCGCCATGCTGCGCCCGACCATGAGCGCCAGCCTGTACGTCCAGATGGCAGGCCGTGGGATGCGGGTCAAAAGCCATGCCGACCACTGCTTGGTCTTGGACTTTGCCGGCGTAGTGGCCACGCATGGGCCGATCACCAACGTGCAGCCGCCCAAGAAGGGGGGTGATGGCAATGGCGAGGCACCAGTGAAGGTCTGTGATTCCTGTGGCGAGCTGGTCCATATCTCCGCAGACATTTGTTCTGCCTGTGGCCATCCGTTCCCAGAGGCAGAGCGCAAAAAGCTGGAGCTGCGCGACGACGACATCATGGGGTTGGAAGGCAAAGACCTGGATGTGACAAGTTGGAACTGGCGCATCCACACCAGCAAGATCAGTGGCAAACTGATGCTGTCCTGCACCTACTACGGCAGTTTGGCCGACAGACCAATTACCGAGTACTTTCCTGTCCTGCACGAAGGGTATGCGGGGCAGATGGCCATGCAAAAACTTGCTCGCCTGGCCGGTTGCTCAGGCGCTGATTTGTCCCAGGTCTCGCACCTGCAGGGTGAGCCTGGCCTGGATTACATCAGCGTGCAGATGAGCAACAGCAATCCACCCGACACCATCTATTACAAAATGGACGGCAAGTTTTTCCGAATCCTTAAACAAACTTGGAAGTAAGGAAATAAAAATGAAAACCAGACCACCAGAACCAGAGTTCTTGATCCAGTGGCGCGAGTGGGACAAGGCTGGACCACCCAAGTGCTGCCACACCTGCGAGCATTACGGCACCGATGGCCTGTGCGTTGAGTTCTTCCAGGAGCCGCCGGCAGAGTTTGCGGCTGAGGTGGATGTCTGCGACAAGTGGGAATTGGAGCTGCCATTTTGACCACCGATCGCATACCGACCGAGCACGAAGAGCAGCGCGAGCTGGTCCGCTGGTTCCGACAGTTTCACCCAGATGTGCTCATCTTCGCTATCCCAAATGGTGGTGGCAGGTCAAAAGCCTCTGCAGGCCGTTTAAAGGCCGAGGGTGTAGTACCAGGCATCCCTGATCTTTTCGTGCCAGCCAAGGGGCTGTGGATCGAGATGAAGAGGGTTAAGGGAGGTGCCCTCAGTCCTGAGCAGAAAGCCATGATGCAATACCTTGAGAGTGTGGGATATCGTGCTATAGTGTGCAAGGGTGCTGAAGATGCCAAGGCAAAGATCAGCGCCTTTTTTGAAACAAGGAACACACCATGACTGAGAAAATCAAAGACCGCTACATGACCGTCCGGCTGCCTGCCGACATTGAGCGTGAGCTGCGCAAGATGGCCGAGCGCAACACCAGGACGCTGGCCGCGCAAATCCTGCACTACCTCAAGCAGAGCCTGGCCAGAGAAAGCACTTAGGGTTTGTCCCTATACAAATAGTTTGTGGATTGTGTGAAATTGTGGGAAAGAGTGTTTAGAATCCCACTCAAGCCCTCGCAATTTCGCAAGGTCTCACCAAGGAAAACATCATGACTAAAGTAGACGCCCTCAAAAAAGCCCAAGCAGCTCGTCACGCAGCAACAGTGGCTCAAGCCAGAGTTGCTTTGTATTCAGTGACTTTTGGCGGGAATGACACTCTTACACAAGCTGCCATGCTGGATGCTGATGTGGCAACAGAAGCAGCCCAGCAATGGGAAAAAGTTGCTGCATTGCACCCCGCAACTCGCAAGAGATTGATTGTAAAAATGTCACTCCCTTCCTTCATGTTTGGCTACTGATCAACCCAGGGGCTTCGGCCCCAGAAAGGACACCATGAAAACTCCCATCTGGACATCTGGCTACAAGCCCACAAGAGAAGACCTCAAAGATCTGTTTGAGTCCGAGTTTGAAACATCGCGTGGGTTGGTAATGACCTGCTACACGCTCATTGAAAAAGAAGAGCGCGAGACCGAAGACTGCCAGGGCGACCCTGCTACCTGTGAGCTGCAGTTTGCTTTAGTCGGCGGCATCGACATCAGCGAGGTGCTGGATGCTGGCCTGGTTGAGGACATTGAGATCGAGGCCATGAAAGCTTTTGAAGACTTTGAGGTGGAAGCATGAACTGGCTGGCGGCAGCACTCGTCGCTCTGGTGCTTGGCACCAGCCACTATCTGGATTGGCCCTCAGAGTTTGAGGCAGCGCAGGATGCTGCTGCCGCCTACCGTGCCGCCAGGACTGAGCAGGAGCGTCAGCAACGCTTTGAGGCGGCTGCACAGGCAATGTGCGGCGAGAACGCAGGCTGGAAGCTGCTGGCAGATGGGTCGGTGCAGTGCTATACGCACCGTGGACACAAAACAAAGAAGGTGACGCTATGACTGACAAATTGGAATTGACAGAACACACTGTGTTCATCCTCAACGGCATCAAATTACTGCCGCATTACAGCTTGCCCTGCTACGTTACGCCAGGGCATACCAAGACAACGCCATTGCAACTGTGGACTGTGGAGCAGTTGAAGGATGCTGGCGCTGTTGAGAGCAGCGCATTCCTCTGGACCCGGCACACCTTGGCGGCAGGGGGTTGGCATGGATGACAACGACGATTACGAACTTGCAAGCCTGATTTTCGGCATTGCAATCACGTTGCTGATCCTG